ATCTGGCGGCTTCGCGCCGCCTCGTACAGCGCGCCGGTCTGCGCATCGTCCAGCTCGTAGAGACTGAAGCCGGCAGAGACGGTTCTGGGCCCAGGTGCAATCGCTCGCGGCAGGACAGAGCCGAACTCCATGTTGCGCGTCTCGATGCCGTTTTCGACAAGGATTTTGCACTGCGAGAGCGTGAAGAATTGATTGGCTGGCGAGCCGATCCAAACCTCCCCGAGCGATCCCGGGACGATAGAGTAGTCAAACGAACCAAGCTGCGGCTCTGCGGGAAATAAGCTCAAACCCGCTTGGCCTGCGGTAAAGCTAACGGAATCGATGACGTCCGCGGCAGGGCCGGAGAACAAAAACTCGTGAAAGTCTCCGTTCACACTGAACTCAACAGAATTAACGGCAGCGCCCACTAGAACCCGGCTGACTGCAGTGATTGGATCCCAGTAGTCATATATGGTCACGCTCGGCAAGGCGGTCGATAAGCAATACGTTACTGACTGGGTAAACGTAGCCCCGGATTCCAGTGCTGTCGAAAACGGCGCATTCAACTGCAACGAACTCGAATTCGGAACCGCTGCGACGAACCGGATCTCGTTGTTGAAAGAGACACCAGCACCCGGGCTCAACCCGTGCGGCGACACGGATCCAAACGTCGTTGGATTTGATACGGATGCGACGACCAGACCCTGCGAGATCACGGGCGATGCACCCATCGCAGCTTGGAAGAGCGGTCCATAACTGGGCTGTGACGCTCCGTTCCACGAGGCGAGGTAGGCTGCCAGTGTAAACTCCGTCGCTTTTCGGGCCACAAGCGGCGGAGGCAGGGATGACCGGCTGCCCGTCTTGTCTTTTCTGACAGGCTGCTCCTGCACCTGTTGGATGTTGAGACCCAGAGAATTGAACCGATTGCTCGAGCTAACGCTCGCGGCGTTCCCATAAGAAGACTCGAGTGCGGTGTAAAAACGATTCTGATTTGACGAGATGTAGTTCGCCATAGCGACGCTCTCCTAGTTACGACTCACGTTAATGGTGCAGCCAACGATGGCTGTTTGAACGAATCCAATGCCGCCCGCCTTCGGTGGTTGTAGCTGCACGTCAAACTTTCCTGAGAAGAACAGTCCGTCTCCCCAATCACCCGTGTTCTGCCGCAGAATGTCGGTTACCGCTTCGATGTAAAAATGCATATTTCGTTCGGCTTGCTCGAACAGATCAGAGCTGACTGAGATGGCGATTGCGGCGGTTGCAGTTCCGGACAGACTGCGAAATTTCTCGAGCAACGTGTTTTCAACTTTCGCCGTGTAGACGGCAACGCGCGGGTAGCCTACTTGTTCGACCTTGTCCAGTAAGTCGGCGCTCGCGGCCGACACGATAATTTGCGAAACGGGAACGAGCGCTAGCGCTAAGCCGGTTTCAATTTGAAGGTTCTCGACCCACGCGGCCAAACCTGTGTTCGCGGCGAGCAACTGGGCGATTCGTTGAGGGATTTCGACGGTTAGCGGTGTCATGCTTATCCCCGCGGCAGCCTTCGCTGGTCGAAGACGTAGTAGTCGGGCTCCTGCCCATCCCTTGGCGCCGGACCTTGAAGGAGCCCGACATCCGGAGCGACCCATACCGATCCAATCGGTATCGGCGCGTTATTCTGCCGTGTCGGGTCAGCGCCCACCTGAGCGACGTAGACATTCCACCCGACAGCGCTTGGGGGTGCGCCACTTACCCCCTCCGTCGTTGACACCGCAACGGAAGACTGGTCGGGAATCAGGATTGCGGCTACTGGACTCAGCGCGCCCTCGTTTCCGTCCACGTCGGTCCAGGCAACCTGAATCAAAAGCTCACAACCTGGAAGCGATCCCGTTTGCAATCCGAGTAGCGGAGCCTGCGGCTTCGGAAGCGGCTTGAAGACAACGCCGACGCCGTACTGCCAGACGAGCTGACGAGTCGCGGAAGTCTGCTGAAGGTACTGCAGCCACTTACCCTTGAATCGGTCATTTAGCTGTACGTTGTAAGCTTCGTTGTAGATCTGAACTAACGTTTCCAGACAGAGCCAACGTTGAATCGGTCCCGCGCAAACTACGCTCGAGACGCCCAGCAAACGACGGGTTGCGTGTTGTGGATCGCTCAGGCCGGACTTCAGCAGATGCAAAAGCAGTTCTTCGCTGACCGCTTCCGTGGCCAAGCCGACCTTGTTGTCTGCGTCAATTCCGTATGTCGTCAACACACTAACGATGTTCGTCTCATAAGGTTGGAGGTCTTGGATCGTTACGATATCCGCGTCTGTGAGCAGCGCCATAGAATAGTCCTCCGTTATGATTCGTCTCCCGGCTTTCTTTCCTGCGGCGGTCTATCGGGCTCGCGGATCACCGCAACCTGGATCGTTTTGGCTAACTCGGCGCGCTCGGCCGCCTTGCGAGCACTCTGCTGCGCTCGGCGATAGACATCGATCTCCGCCTGCGAGGACCGGGTCACCCTGCTTTCAACCAGAAGCCTCGCGGCGAGTTCGCGAGACACCTCTACGACAAGCCCGGGCCGCCCGCCGTCGGATGTCTCCAGGCTTGTGACATAAACAAACGGTTCTCCGATTCCGCTCTGCACTTCTCGAACCTTCTTGTAAAATTGACGTACGTCCATGTTTTATCTCCCGTTTCTATACAAAAAGGGGAGTCATCATGACTCCCCCAATCGTTGTGTGAATAGGCGCCGGTGCACCTGTAACTAGCTGTTGACCTGCAGAGCGAAGTTGTTACGAAGTACTCCGCAACCGTACAGAACGTCGACTGTAAACTGTTGTGACAGAGTATTCGGCTGGTAGCTCATCACAACGCGCATTCCGAAGTTCCCCAGTTCCGCGTACTCAGCAATGGCGCCGGTGCCTGGCAGGGGCTGAGGCAGGCGCCGGACGACGAGGCCGATCGCATCCTTAGTGAACGCCAGGTTGTGCGTGGTGACCGTAGAGGCTCCAGTGTGGGCAACAAATTGTGACCGGAAGATAAAAAAGTCCTTCATCTTGCCCACATTGCCTTCCACCAAAGCCCGAAGGCCGGCGTCGCCGGCGGAGTAGTACTCACTGAAACGCGGAATCTGCCGGATCTGGGAATAGGTTGCCGAGTCGACAACCAGGTACTTCGGAGCGCTCGCCGGCACCATGGCCTGGAACAGCGCGGTTTCAGCAGAGTCAATAGTGGCTTCGGTGATGGCCGTCGCCGCCGTTCCCACCGGGGAGTTAGACGTAAACTGGCTGTAAAGCGCCAAAAGGTCGCCCTCGATTCTCTCCGCGATCGCCACCACGGCCGGCTGCATGTAGGCTTTCAGCAGATCTGGAAACGCAAGCGCCTTGGTAACATCAGGGATCTGGAATGTCGCCTCTACGTGAGTGTTTAACACGATCTGCGCGTTGCCGAGATTTGGGTTCTGCGGCTGGACGGAGCCAGCCTCCGCAATGTTATTCGCCACGAGCACCGGCGGAATCGGCACATTTACCGTGTCGCCCGTGTGTGCGAGGACAGGCTCATAGTCCCGATTGACCAGATTACCCATGATCATGTTGCCAAGCAACGCGGGCAACGCGTCGGCAGCAACCAATTTGACAATTGCGTTCGCCAAATTAGCGGACGTAATCATTGACATAAAAAACCTCTAATCTAAAAAAGGGCAGACGCAGAACGTCGCCCGTGTCCTCGATTTATGCGCCACGCAGGGTGCGCGTAGCTATTCGCGCGATTTCCTGCCTGACTCTCTCGAGTTCCTCAGGATTCATCCCGGCTTTAATTTTGTCGAGATCGATCCCAGTGCCTGTGCCCTGTCCAGCTTCGCGAACCGAGTTCGGGGTCCCCGCGCCCCCGGCGATTCTGGCTGGCAGCAGCTCAGGATTCTCTTGGACGAAGCCCTGAAGGAAGTCTTCGAAGCGCTTTCCATCCTGGTTCTTGGCGACTAGTCTTCCGTCGTCGGTCCGCACAATGTCATCCTTGACGGCACGAAACGCGAGATCCACCTTACCGACGCCGAGCCTCTGCAGCTCCGAACGTATCTGCGAGAACCGCTCTGCTTCCTCTGCGGCGGAACGAGCTTGTCGATTCTCTTCGACCAGCTGGTTCATCCTTTGCTCCAGGGCTTCACGCCGCTTGCGCTCCTCGACGAGTTCGGTTTTATAGCTTGGTTCGCTCCTGTGCTGCTGAGCGCGAACGAACTCCTCAAGGGTCTGGCGAATCAACTGACGCACTTCCTCGTCTTTTTCGTTGGCCTGCTGAAGGTTTTCTTGGTCCATATAAGTCCTTCTAAGTCGTTGCAAATTGTTTATCGATGTCCCTCGAAACTTGGTCTTTTAGCTCTTGACGGGCGTCGGCCAGGTACTGCAGCGCCAGCTTTTTGTAGATGCAGCGCTTCATGGTTTCTGACTGTATGCCTAATGAGAGAAGCTGCTGAGCGTCACCCAGCTCGGTGCTGAAGTCGCCGATGTCAAAATCGTCCAACCCGCCGACGTCGACCGCCGCGTCGTCGTGGCGTGCCGCGGCCACCAACTGCAGAACCTGGCGGATTGCCATTTTTACGGTGTCCCCATAACTACGCAGCACTTCC